TAGATGGCATAGCAGTTCGGGCATTGCCTAATCTTTAACTCATCCTGACTTGGCTTCTTGCGCTTGCCCTTGTTTGGATCACCCTCAAGCCGCCATTCGCGCTCATCATCTGGCAATCCATGCCGTTGCCAGTTCCCGACATGATCCAAAATCATCAGCGCCGGTTTATTATCAGCCGTTCGAAATCCTCGTCCATTGCCCTGCATCCAAATAATCAACGATGCTGTTGGCCTGAGCCACTGAACCACCTCAATTGCTGGAACGTCTACACCTTCGATCAACAGTTCAACGTTTGTCAGAACCTTGGTTTTTCCTTCCTTAATGCGCCACAGAATCGCCTGACGCTCTGATGATGGCGTATCGCCGTCAATATGCTCTGCGCTAATTCCTGCGTCCCTGTAAGCATCGCAAACGTGTTTAGCATGATTGATCGTGGCGCACATCACCACGCACCGTTTGCCATGTGCGAACTTTAGATAGTGCTCAACCGCATCACCAGTCACAGTCGGCTTATCGACAATCTGCTCTAGGATCTCTGGCACATAGTCACCCATGCGTGTCTTGACACCTTCCATGCTGACCTTGGATTCTGTTCCATACAGCCGATAGGCGCTCAGGTAGCCCTGCTCAATCAATTCACCGACCGATGGCCCTAAAACCATATCCGTGAATATATCATTCAGCCCCTTGCCGTCCGTCCGCTGTGGCGTTGCTGTCAAGCCGACAATCCGCGACTTGGGATAAGCCTCAATAATCTTGCGGTAAGTCTCAGCCGCCGCTCGATGCGCTTCGTCAATGATAACCAACCCCGGCTCTTTGACGCGATCAAGCCGTCTAACCAACGTCTGTACCGATGCCACCTGAGCAGGAATGCCAAGCGACATATTCCGCCCTGCCGCAATGATTCCATGCTGTAGCTTTTGCTCCCACAACGCACGGCTAGTTTGCGCCAAAAGCGTATCTCGGTGGACGCAAAACATCGAACTGATCCCACGCTCTGCAGCCGTTGCCATCATGTGCACTGTTAGCGCCGTTTTCCCCGCGCCAGTTGCCGCTACGACAAGGGTGGATCGGTGATGGCGTAGGGATTCGCGGGTTAGGCGGATGATTTCAGTTTGATAGGGACGTAATTGCATTGATTCTTTCTCCTATCCACCGCATTACTGGCACTGCCATTGAGTTGCCAAGGGCTTTGTACCTTGGCCCATCTGGTGTTGGATTTTTGATGTTGGTGTAGTTGTCTGGAAATCCCTGCAACCGCTCACATTCAACAGGGGTAAGGCGGCGAACTGCCATTGACGCTTGATGAACAGCCTCAACCTGTCTTGTTACTTTGCTTGATTGCGGTGATCGTGATGGGTCATTAGTTGCAGTAAGTGTTGGTGCTGTGATTGGTTGTGCCAAAACATTTTCACCCCCATTGTTCCTACCTTGTGCAAACGCAATATCAGACACGCATGGGTCTTGAGTGCCGTGAACAATCAACGGAGATTGATTGCTGATGCCTGCACTCAGGTTTTGCCGAGTCAGGAAAGGCTTGTCTTGTGCCCCGCCTTCTGCGTTACCCATATACATCGGGATAAATTGGTTTCCATCCACTGCTGGCGCACCAAGGCTAGTAACTGAACTTGCGGTCAAAGCGCCAGAAAGATCACCGGGATACATCACACAAGGCTCCCGCTGTCCCTCTCCCATTCGGTTAAGGGTTGGACTGAAGTCTCCGATAAGTCTTGCGTGTCCGTCTGGGCTACGCGGCTCAAAGCATTGTGCAACTGTTCCGGCAAGCTCTTCCCCCGTTTTTCTGCACGGCGCAGTATCCCGGCGCAGGCTTTCGCGCTCAAAAAGAACCGCGTGGGCAGGTCGCCAGTCTCCAAAACATCCGACAACAAACACACGGCGGCGTCTTTGGGCCACTCCGAAGAACTGAGCGTCCAACACTCTGTAGGCGAACCCATACCCGAGTTCAGCCAACGCCCCGAGGAAGGAACCAAAATCCCGTCCTCCGTTACTTGACAGGACGCCGGGGACATTTTCCCAGACAAACCATTGCGGTCTAAAGTGGTCAAGAATTCCGCAATAGACGAGTGCCAGGTTACCGCGTGGGTCATCCAATCCTTTTCTGAGTCCTGCGACGCTGAATGATTGGCACGGGGTTCCTCCGACCAGCAATCCAATTGGTTCATCAATGTTCCACTCCTTGTAGCGTGTCATATCGCCATAGTTTTGCACCGTTGAATAATGATGCGCCAAAACCTGACTAGGGAATTTTTCAATTTCGCTGAATCCAACAGGTGTCCATCCCAGTCCATGCCAAGCAACGGTGGCAGCCTCAATCCCAGAGCATACGCTGAGATATTTCATCTCCCCTCCAAATACCCTCTCAACCGATCCATCAAGTCAGGCGATGGATTCTTGGTCTTGCCAACCATGATTTTCCAAAGCGCTTGACGACTGATTCCCAAGGCCTCGGCAATCGGCCCCGGTCGCATATCGCGCAGCTTTGCTTGTATCTCTTCTAACGTCATTTTGTGCCTCATTTGCAGATGTCAGTTGACATCATATCACCAACGGTTTACATTTCAACCACTGGCAAGCGTTGCTGGTTTTTACACAGGAGTTTTTATGTTGACCAAAGACCTATCAAACGATGCGTATCACGCGCATCCGGCTATTTCTAAATCTGGCCTTGACCTGATTACACGTTCTCCGGCGCATTACGCATACCGCGCACCCAAAGAACCAACTCGCGCCATGGAAATTGGCACAGCCATTCATACGGCATTGCTTGAGCCAGAGCGTTATGCGGCTCAGTATCAGGTGGTTGATTGTGATGACCGCCGCGCATCTGTTTACAAAGAAGCAGTCAAGGTCCACGGCTCTGAGCGCGTGCTGACTCGCGCCGAGGCTGACAAGATCACAGGCATGAGCGCATCAGTGCAGGGCAATCCTCACGCCCAGGCATTGCTTAGGCATGACCTTGCATCCTTTGAGGTTTCAATCATCACCAAGGATCCAGAAACGGGCGTAGACGTGAAATGCCGATTTGACCTTTTGGCCGGCAACAAGGCGCTAGACCTTAAAAAGACGCAGGATGCCCGCGCTGATGCGTTTGCCAAGTCCGTTGCAAACTATCGCTACATGCTGCAAGCGGCGTTCTATACGGACGTGTACCGATGGGAAACGGGCATGGAACTGGAGGCCTTTGGCTTTTTGGTTGTCGAGGAAGAAATGCCCCATGCCAGCGCAATTTATGTCCTTGACGATACGGCTTTGGAATATGGCCGGATGCTCTACCGCAAGGAGCTGAATTTGTATGCCGACTGCCTAGATACTGGCGTATGGCCATCAGTCGATCAAACTCCACAGATTTTGAGTTTGCCAAGCTGGGTTTATAAGGAGGTGGCGTAATGCGTCCGTTTAATCTTTACGAAGCCCTTGATGGCGCACCTGTCTGCATGGCGGGTTATCCTGGCACTCGCGTTGTTGGGTTGCATTTATTCACGCACTCAAATTACACGCATCGCCTTGTTGGAGTCGTAAGGCGCGATCATTTGAGCCTTAACACATCCGACATCCTGTCATGGACGCCTGATGGTGTATTTGGTCATGAGGATCCTAGCGACCCAGAGCATGACTTTTCGGAAATGTATCTAGCCATGTGGGAAGAAGGAGATGGCGATGAGTAACGCAATTATCGAAGTCCGCTCACAACTGACCCGCATGGCTCCAGAGCTTGCCAAGGTGTTGCCAAATCATGTGACCCCTGAGAAGTTTGAGCGCGTGACGCTGACCGCATTACAGCGCAGCCCTGATCTGTTGGCTTGCGACAGGAAGTCATTGTTCGAGTCCGTCATGCAATGCGCTCAGGATGGCCTTATTCCCGATGGACGCGAAGCCGCTTTGACCAAGTTTGGTCAGAAGGTGGCTTATATGCCCATGGTGGCCGGGATCTTGAAAAAGGTCAGGCAATCTGGCGATATGGTCACGATCACCGCGCAGATGGTTTATGCCAATGACAAGTTCGAATACTGGATTGATGATGAAGGCGAACACCTGACCCACAAGCCTGAGATTCTGGATGATCCTGGCGAGGCCAAGGCAGTCTATGCCATGGCTAAGACCAAGGACGGTGGCGTATACATCGAAGTCCTCCGCATGAGCGATGTCCAGAAAATCAGGTCATCATCTCGCGGTGGCAATGCAGGACCATGGTCGCAATGGACCGATCAGATGGCGAAGAAATCAGCCATACGCCGCCTTGCCAAACGGTTGCCGATGTCTACCGATCTTGAGCGCATTGTTCAGCGTGATGACCAATTCTATCCCTACCGAGAGCCTGCCATGGAGCAAGCATCCAAAGCAGTCAGCGCATTGACGGTCATCGAACCCGATATGATGGATGATTCGGCCATCACGGACGAAGAATCAGCAGAAATAACCACTACAGACGAAGGAATTTTTTAACATGGCAAAAAAACTCTACGATCTCGCTGTTAAGACCGGCGAATATACCGTCCAAGGTCAAACCAAGGGACGCTACGAAAATGTCGGCGCAGTGATGCAGTCCGATGACGGTGGCAAATTTATCATGCTGAAGCGCGTATTTAATCCTGCCGGTGTACCTGATCTTTCCGGGCGCAATAGCGACT